CTGATTCACCAGCATACGTTACCGCTTTCACTTACAACAACACAACTGGCGACATTACTGCCTTTGGTAAATGGGCTGGATATAACAGCACTACCGCAACAAACAATACATTTATTGGTTCACAAACTGGTTTTGTAAACTCTACTGGTGGTAGCAATACTGCATTGGGTTCAAACGCCTTATTCTCAAACACCACCGCATCTAACAACACCGCAGTAGGTTACCAAGCTGGTTATAGTAATACTACTGGCTCATATAATACCTCATTGGGTTATCAAGCTGGAAAAGCTATTACAACTCCAAGTTTTAACACTTGTATTGGTTACCAAGCTGGTTTTCAAGTAACAACTGGCGTATCAAACACAATTGTTGGTGGATATGCTGCCGCTAGTTTAACAACTGGAAGTAACAATACTTTAGTTGGCTCTGGTCTTGATGGTTATGGTGCTGGTTACTTAATGACTACAGGCTCTAAGAACACAATTCTTGGTGCTTTTACAGGAAACAATAGTGGTCTAGACATCCGTACAGCAAGTAACTACATTGTGTTATCTGATGGTGATGGTAATCCTAGATTGTATATAGATGTTAATGGAAATTTAAATTGTCAAAAGGTATACGACACAACTACGGCAAACGCAGTAAATGTACATATTAGAAACGATGGATTTTTGTTGCGTTCAACTTCAGCTTTAAAATACAAACAAAATATTCGTGACCTTGAAAGCATTGACATCAACAAATTTAGACCAGTTCGTTACAAATCTAAATCAGAAATGGATGACCAAACTAAAGACCATTTCGGTATTGTTGCGGATGAAGTAGCCGAAGCTGGTATTACAGAATTGGTAACTTACGGGGCGACTGGAGAAGTAGAAGGCTTCCAATATGAGCGTTTAACTGTAGTTCTTTTAAAAACCATTCAAGATTTACAAAAACGCATTGAAACATTGGAGAATAAATAATGACTGAACTTGTACAAGAAGTAACCGCAGAAGAAGTAGCCCGTTCATACGCTGCCGCTATGGATTCCGTTAATTTATTGGCTGCTGGCAAGCCTGAAGATATGCTTGATGAAGATTGGGCAGATACAGTTAAGCGTAACAAAGAACACCTCCAAATTCAATTAGATAAAGGTGACTTCTACGCTGGCTACGATTTGACTCCGTTCCAAGACGCAGTTAAGTAACCCCCAGCAATTGTGTCAGTTTGGGTGGGTGGCCTAGCCACCTGCCCACACACCCATAACAACTATAAACCCGGGACCTAAACGTGGAATTACAAGTTTTAATAAACACTATACTACCGATCATCTGCGTCGTCTGTGGCTGGTTTCTTAAGGAGCTCTGGACAGCCGTACAAATACTCAAGTCAGACATCAACGAGTTAAGAACCCACATCGCCGAGAGCTATGTGCACAAGGATGACTTTTCAGATCGCTGGGACGAGGTGCTCAAGGCAGTTCACCGCATCGAGGACAAACTAGACGACTTAAGAGACTAATGAAGGACATCATTCGCCAACTGCTTACCGGCAAGGACAACGAGACCTACGACATCGGCCGCGTTACGTGGTTCATTGGGATCGTTGCCATCGTCACCCTTGCCGCCTATCAGGCAGCCACCAGCACCATTGTAAGCCTGCGCGAGCTCGCTGAGTCTTTGGGCATCGTGTCTGCTGCCGGTGGTGCCAGTGTGGCCATGAAGTCACGCGCCGAGCCAGACAACCAGGAGCAAAAATGATCTACTCTTTGCAAACTAACAGGTTTCGGTAATGTTTCCGCTACCGATTACGACGTGGTTAAAGTTGGGCGCGGGTCTGGCCTTAGCCATTTTCTTTTGGTACTCCGGCTACAGCTTTGAGGCTTCTCGCTTTGAACGCTACAAGGCGGAGCAGGTGCAGCAGACCATTGTCAAGGAACACGCCTACCAAGCCAACGCGGCTAAGATAGAGAAAGAAAAGAACGATGAAATTAATAACATTAGCGCTCAGCTGCTTGATGCTGTTAGCGAGCTGCGTAAACGTCCCAGTCGCACCACAAAAACCAGCGATAAGTCGTGTGGAACTGGGGCAACCCTTTCTGCCGAGGATGCAGAATTTCTTATTAGGGAAGCTGCCAGGGCAGACAAAATCCGCTCAGGATTAGAGGCCTGCTACAAACAATACGACGCCGTATCAAAATAAACCCCAATTTGCATTAGTATAGTGCAAAGTAAGGAGTAAAAATGAAAAAGCTGTTATCAGTATTTTTGTGGGTGCTAGGCTGTTTTGCCGTTATTCACGAAACCAACGACTACACACACATCGAGGAAAACATTTTGGCAATTACAAGATCCACGTTATCCTACATCAAACACGAAGAGGGTGTCAGGAACAAGGCATACAAGGACACAAAAGGACTGTGGACCATTGGGGTAGGGCACCTCATCAAAAGCGATGAGAAACACCTTATCCACGCCACACTGACAGACGAAGAAGTAGAAAACCTCCTCATAAGCGATTTAAAGTGGTGTAGTGAGGCCGTTGAGGGCTCGGTGAAGGTACCCCTTAACCAGTCTCAATTTGACGCCCTGTACAGCCTCTGCTTCAATATTGGCGAGACTAACTTTAAGCGCTCGACCGTAGTCAAACGACTTAACCTGGGAGACTACCAGGGGGCGGCCGATGCCATCCTCATGTGGAACAAGCCAGAGGTTTTAGTAAAACGCCGAAAACGTGAAAGAGACATGTTTTTGGCCGGTAATTAGGGCGTTTTTAGCCCTTATTTTGCATTAGTGTATATAGAACACCAACAAAGGGACTGACATGGACGACTTTAAAAAATCAACTAAAATGCAATGCTACAGAGAGGGCGGCTCGGTTGCCTATAAATCTCGTCACTCTGAAAAATCAGAGATGAAGGACGACATGTCCCAAGACAAGAAGGTTGTCAAGAAGGCAGTTAAAATGCACGACGACCAGTTGCACGAAGGCAAAAATACAAACCTTACCAAATTAAAGCATGGCGGCCGCGCTAAAAAATCCGTTGGCACCGTAAAGAAATACGATAAGGCAAGCGGCGAGTACGGCGCTAAAAAAGGTCCAGCAGACATTAAGCGCATTGAAGAGGCTAAAAACTTTAAGCCTAAGAAACTGCAAATGGGTGGCCAACCTGGCCCAGCTATGGCCCCATCTGGTGCAATGAGTGGCACAGACGCTAAATTAAAAATGATGGAAAAAAAGCGTCAAATGGAAAAGATGAAGCGTGCTCGCATGCTTGACCCCGCGCAACAAGGTGAGTTGATTTCACAAGACCCAGCCGCCGCAGGACTACCTAGCGTTGGTAAACCACTTATGCGTAAAGGTGGTGACGTTAAAAAAATGATGAATGGCGGAACTTGTTAATAATGCCAATCAAATCAAAAGCACAACAAGGCGCGATGTACGCCGCGGCTGAAGGCAAGTCCACCATTGGCATTCCTAAAAAGGTTGGCAAGGAGTTTGTTAAAGCTGGCAAAGCAAAACCAAACCTACCCAATAAAGTACAAAAGCGAGCCGCTGGCCGAGGAAGATAATCTGTGGCATATTCAGGCACTTATAACCAAACCAAGGTCAACTTAGATCAGTTGATCTCATACGCCTATCGTGACGCTGGAAAAACCAGCGAAGAAATGACGCCTGAATATGTACAAGCCGGTAAGCAGGCGCTTTTTTATGTACTACAAAACTCTGTAAACCGAGGCATTAACATTTGGCTACAAGAGGTTGTAGTCCTTGGCGCTAAAACAAACCAGCAAGTTCTTCCAATGCCAATTAACTGTGTTGACGTTTTGGAAGCTAACTGGATTTATATTACAAACCCATCATTTTCAGACACGCTGCCCGTCGGTGATCCAACCGTTGCGTTGCTGTTTGATCAAAATGGTAATGCAGATTTAAACGAACACGCAACAACAACTTTAGTAGATAATTATTTTGGTGCAGCTTATTCTCAGGCGACGAGGTTATTTTATGTTGGCTTTAATGCTTATGCTCCTAGCGGCAGCGCTACTTATGATATTGATTTTCAAGTAAGCGACGACGGAATTACGTGGACTACTTGGGAGTCATTTCCATCTGTCACGTTGGCAGATCGTGATTGGAAATACTTTGGCATTAACACCACACAGGCATTTAATTTTTATCGACTAAACAACCGCACAACCGGCTCTACAATGTCGTTGCGCGCCATTCAATTTGCTCAATCACAGCAAGTTATTCCAATGGCAAGACTTAATCGTACCGATTATTTCTCTTTGCCAAACAAACAATTTCCAAGTCAGCGTGCGTTACAGTATTGGTTCAATCGTCAGATTGACCCAGAGATGTACCTATGGCCTGTACCAAACAATAACTTCCAAGCGTTTTCTTTAATCTTGGAATGTCAACCACAAGACGTTGGATCGTTAACTAACGAGCTGTACATGCCAGACCGTGCGCTTCCTTATTTTCAAGCCGCGCTGTCACACAAACTGGCGATGCAATTACCCGGCGTAGATTTAAACCGTGTAGCGTATTTAGAAAAGTTAGCGTTAGAGGCACGCACACAATTTGAAGAAGAAGACCGTGACAAGTCACCAATATATTTTCAACCTAATATAAGTTACTACACACGATGAGCGGCGCATACGTAATGACCTATGACAATCTGATAACAGATGTCATAAACTATATGGAACGAAATGATGCAGGTTTTGTTGCCCAAATCCCCAGCTTAATTGGATTAGCAGAGTCCGCTATTGCCGCAGAGTTAAAAACATTGTTGCAACTAACTGTAGTAGAGACAACACTAGCAACAAATCAGGTTATATTAAACAAGCCAGCTCGTTGGAGAAAAACAGTCTCGTTAAAAGTAAACGGCGCACCTATTGTAATGCGCTCACAAGACTACGTGGCATTGTATCAATCTGAATCTACTTCTGGGACACCTCAGTTTTATGCAGAGTACGACTACAATAATTTTGCAATTGCGCCAGCCCCAGCTACAGACTCAAATATAGAAATAATTTATTACAGCGAAATTCAGCCATTGGATTCAACAAACCAAACCAATCTGTTCACGCGCGAGTGCCCGCAGGCTGTGTTATTTGGCACACTACTACAAGCACAAGGCTACTTAAAAGCCTTAGATAAATTGCCTGTTTGGAAATCATACTACACCGATTCACTTAACGCGTTGAAAAAAGAAGACAACTCACGCAGAATCGACAGAAATACTACGGTACAGGAACCTTAACAAATGCCAACATTTACATCGCCGTTTACTGGTACCGTCGTCCAACCAACCGACGTATCTTATTACGCGCTTAACTTTAGTACAAACCAAGAGTTATACTGGGCCGCAGTTGTAAACCCAACTCAGGTACCAGCTGCCCGTATTATGGACTGTGTTGCCTCAACAACCGGGTTAACTGTAGTACTACCACAAGGCGATCAAGGCTCTGTTGGCACAGACATTTTAATTCGCAACAAGGGTGCTAGTGATTTTGTAATAACCGCGTTTGGTGGCACTCAATCAGTCACAATGGCAGTTGGCACGTCACGTTACTTTTACTTGTCCGACAACTCAACAGAAGCCGGTGTATGGCAAAACGTTCAGTTTGGCACGGGTACATCTGCAGCCGATGCAGCGTCGCTGCAAGGCGCTGGTTTAACAACGCTCGCTGGTAAATTAGCGGTAACTGGCAACATTGTAGAAGTATCCTCATCACCAACCCTGTTAGATTCAAGCCGCGCAGCTACCTATGTTTGGACCGGTGGCAACACAACATTTACATTACCAACGGCGCTTGCGTTATCTGGCGGTTGGTTTATTGGCTTTAGAAATAACGGTAGCGGCACACTAAACATTACCGGTCAAGGCACTTCCCTAATTAACGGCTCTGCAAGTATTGCCGTTAACCCTGGAGAGTCTGGCTATTTAGTATTCCAAGAGACAACGGGTAATTTCTTTACCATTGGCTTGAGCGTACAGTCAAACGTTACATTTACATCAGCAACGTACGATGTAGACGCAATCGCTGGAACAACGCTAAGCCTTGTATCTTATGCCCCTATTATTCAAACTTACGTTGGTTTATCTGGAACACGAGCAGTAGACCTTGACGTTACACTGCCAGCTATTACACAACTTTATGTTTTAGTAAATAACACAGGTCAATCAGGTTACAACGTTACATTCCAGGTATCTGGTAGCTCACAAACACCAATTGTTTTAACTACAGGTCAAACCGCCTTGGTGTTAAGTGACGGCAACTTTTTGTATGTTTTAACACAGACAACAACTGGTGTTTATTTAGCTAACGACGGATCTGCCGGATCTCCATCTTTTTCATTCAATTCTGATACCTCAACCGGTATGTATTTAAACGGCACAAGTGTTTTAGGGCTATCGTCAAACGGTGTTGAGATTTTAAATCTTGACGGCTCTAACACACTAGACTTACAAATATCTACAACGGCAACATTTAACGCAGGCTTAATCTCTGGCGGAATATTTTAAATGGCTGACGGCGCATTACCAGAACAGTATAACATGGTTTATACGCTTGGCGTACTGCCGGGCATAAAACGGGATGGAACTGTATTTGAATCGCGTGAATATAGTGACGGGGAGTGGTGTCGCTTTCAACGTGGTACCCCCAAAAAAATGGGTGGTTATCGTGAACTATTTAGTACCTTTAATGGCATACCCCGTGGCATGATCGCTAACCCATATAATGGTGTTAACTACATATTTACAGGTAATTCAAATGGCATAGACGTATTTACAACTGGCACAACTTATGGTATTGGTAGTGGACCGTTTACTGCTATTATTGAGCCGGGGTACTCCACGTTTTCAATAAACACTATTGTTGGTGCAACATTTAAAGTTGCTACAGACTTAACAACTGTCTTTGTAACCGGCACACAAATTATTTTTGACAGTGACCCCACAACTGTCTATGAAATATCATCTTCTTCATATTCTTCTCCAGACACTACAGTTAGCTTAACTACAGTTATCACGGGAACACCAACAACTACATCAATATACGACTACTATTTTGCACCAGATTTACGGTTGTTGTGGCAGTTTGATATTCAATATTCTCCACTGGGTAACGCATTAAAAGTTTTAGCACACCCCGGGTTAAACTTAGATAATATTGACAATGGAATTAACACACAAGTATTAATCGGTGACGTTCTACCGGATGCAAACCAAAATTGGACCTTTACTGGACTTGCTGATACTGGTGGTCAAAACCCAACATACCGAGCAATTGCAGTAGACGGAGGCGTTTGTGTTTTGTACCCTTACGTTTTTGTGTACGGGTCAAATGGATTTATTGCAAACAACCACGTATCAGACACGTATGACCAGCAGACTGTTACCGATTGGAATGGTGCTACAGCCAACCAAGTTAATATGTCTGCTTCTAAAGTTGTTAAGGGCACTCCAGTTCGTGGCGGTACAAACTCTCCGTCGGGGTTATTTTGGGCGTTAGATAGTTTAATCCGTGTGTCGTTTACCGGCGCAGCGCCGTTATACTGGCGCTATGATATTGTTTCTAGCCAAATCTCTATTATGTCATCGTCTTCCGTTGTTGAAATGGAAGGGTTGTTTTATTGGATGGGTGTAGACCGTTTTTATCAATACAACGGTCAAGTTAGTGTTTTGCCAAATGATAAAAACGTAAACTGGCTATTTGATAACATTAACTTTGAACAACGCCAAAAAGTATGGGCTACTAAGGTGCCACGTTACAATGAGATTTGGTTTTTTTATCCTAGAGGCACGGCGACAGAATGTACCGATGCTATTATATATAATGTAAAAGATAAGATTTGGTACGACGCTGGGTCTGCCGCTGGTTCCCAAAGATCATGTGGATATACCACAGAGGTTTTTCCAACGCCTATTTGGGCTGATTGGAACTACAACGCTAATTACAGCACCCCGTTTACTATTATTGCTGAGCCTGCTAGTGAGCCGGCACCAACATCTTATCAATTTTATTTAAACGGTAATGCAACGTCAACGTTTAGTCCTGGAAGTTATTTGTCTTTTTCAAATATTCCACAAGATTCCGTGTACAAAGTTGACACCAGTGATTTTATTTTTACCAGTGCCGTAACAGCAACAAACCTTACTGGTGTTACTTTAGTGACTGTCACTGAAATTATTACACCAACTCCAGTGGTGGACGGTCAAGTATATGGAGTTATTGGTGGGTTTGCATTGTGGCAGCATGAGTTTGGTTTAAACAAGGTATCACTTACCGCAGAAACGGCAATTACTTCTAGCTTTACAACATGTGATATTAGCTGGGTTGGTGGAACACCATCACAAGACACAGCCTCGGGTGTTAATCGTCGCATGCACTTACGCCGTATTGAGCCAGATTTTGTTCAAAACGGGACAATATCATTAAACGTATTAGGTCGTAAATTTGCGCAAGGTGATAATGAAACATCTGGGCCATTTTATTTTGATCCAGATACTGGTAAAATTGATATGCGAGTAGAGTACAGGGAAATTAGGCTTAAGTTTGAATCTGATACTATTGATGGCAACTATGAAATGGGTCGCTTGTTAATCACTTCAGAATTTGGCGACGAAAGACCTTAAGTGGCATTTCAACAATTTTTTCCCTATTCCCCCAGTGACATGAGCTGGGAAGACTGGAATGGCAACTTGATTATGTTTTATGGTCAAGAGCCTATTGGATATAACCCAGAAGACCAATGGAAAGAGACTGCCAAGGGAGTGTCCCAGCTGACTACTTTTGAGGTATATCCTGTACCAAATCCGGATATTTACGAAAATTGGCAGGATTGGGCTCTGGAATTTACAGAGATTATTAACGGCCCAAGTAGCTGAAAAGGGCGCTAAGTGCCCTTTTTTTGCATTAGTATATATAGAGAACCCCTGAGCCCAATACATGTCATCTTTTATAGATTCTAAACACGAAAAATTATCCGAAGATGAGATAATTGCTATTGCTGCTAAAGAAACAGGCGGCAAGTACAGCTCCGAGCAGATAAAGGCCAGCTTACTGGCTGAGGCTAACGAGATGGGCGCCATTATGATACAAGAGGGCAATACTATTTACGTAGTACATCGTTCGCCAGAGCGTCCCGATGTTGCGTTGTTTCGTGCGTTAAACGCCGATACAATTTCAAATTACTGTAAAAACTCAGTCATATTTGCTCAGGCCGTTGGTATGGCAGGATTTAAGTATCTTGTAACTGAGTTTGAAGAAAAAGGTTTGCTTAATGTTTTTAAATACGTGTATCGCAATGCCCCTTTTGAAAACATGGGGTATGACGTTCAAAAAGCAGATGGTCAAGAACTATACCGCGTAACTGTAAATTTAGGTGACATTGAAACACAAGGTGGTTTGCCACCAACACCGGCGCAGCCATCTGAAGGACCACTATAATGGGTGGCGTAGTCCAACAAGTTGGTAACGTAGTTAATACCGTGGTGTTTAAACCAATTCAACAAGTTGGTAACATTGTCTCCGACGTTGTCCGTGAAGTTGGGCAAGCCGTAGAATCTGTTGGGCGCGAGGTTGGTAAAATTGGTCAGGCTGCAATTAATGACCCGGTTGGCACTACGCTTAAAGTAGCTGCAGCGGCCTCTGGTCAGTGGTGGGCATTGCCATTAGTATCAGCTGGTTTAGTTGTTGCTAACGGTGGCGACATTGGGCAGGCTGCATTAGCTGCAGGTGTATCACTAGCTGCACAAGGTGTTGCATATGGAGTTAGTAAGGCTTTAAGTGCTGGTAGTTCTGCAGCGGTAGATTTTGCTTCAGGAGACCTTGCTAATTTAGCAGCCGACGGATTTACAGCGAGCCAAATAGCTCAAATTGCAGCTCAAGCCTATCCAGAAATTGGTGCTAGTGCAATTTCTCAAATGGCTGAAATGGCGGCAATGGGAATACCGGCTGCACAAATTGCTGCTGAAGTTAGTAGTTCAATGGCCTTGCAAAATATAGGAGCAGCAACGGCAGCTAACGCCGCTGGCGCTGGCACAGGAACTGTATTACGCGGCGGTGACTTTAATGATTTTTTAACTGCGGCAGGTACGGCAGGTTTAGGAACTGCAGTTGGTGGTGCCACGTCAATGGGCGCAAAAGAGTTAGGCGCGGGCTCTAAATTAGCTAGTGCCATTGGTAAAGGCGCCGGCGCTGCAGCAGCTACTGCCGCCTCTGGTAAAGACGGAGCTAATGCTTTTTTTAACAGCCTGATTAACACCACGTTGTCTGAGGCTGGCGGTCAAGCAAAATCATATCTTAAAACTAAGTGGAATGAGCTTAATACATATGTTAGTGATTATAACGCTCAGTTAGATAAAACAAATCAAACGCAAGAGGGTATATCTTCACTATTTGATACTGCTAAAGCAGCGGAAGAAAATGCAAATAGTGCGTTAGAATCATACAAGCCTTTACGTGAAAAATTTTCAGATTTAGTAACACAGTACGATGAAGCAAAAGCCGCGGGCAATACAGAGCTTGCAAATAGTTTAGCGGATCAGGCTAACGCACTAATTCCAGAGTTAACCGCGTCAACCGAGGCTTATAATAATGCTTACACAGATTATGAATCAAAACTAAATCAATATACAACGGGTCTTAATGATTACCAAAAAGAAATAACTAAGACCGATGAATTAAAATCCAATTACGAAACTGCCAGTCAAGAAGTAACAAACGAAACAAAAGCGTTGGCAGACGCCGCGAAAAACATACCAAAAGAGTATCAAAAAGTTTTTGAGAAAATGTACACTAACGGCGAAACCGTTGACGATTCTTTAAAGAATATAGAAGAAGTAAACTCATTATCCGGTGCAGCTAAAAGGTCGTACTTTGATAACTTTACCACTACAGGTGATTACACAGAAGCTAAAAACTTTGCGGTTGGTGTTAACAGCCTAGACGAAGCAGATCAAAATGCGTTTGTTATGGGGCTTGACAAAGGATTAGACGGATACACTGCGCTAGAAATAGCCCCAACTATCTCTATGTTTGATGCGCCACAACAAGACGCATATACAGACGCCATTAAACAAGGTTATGCACAAGAAACTGCAGATTTTTTAACGACAGCGTCGTTGTTTAACTCAGAGCCACAAGTTCAAGCTGCCCCGCAGCAAAAAGATATTGCAGGTCAGTTTTCAGATTTAAGTTTAGAAAACCAATCTAAGTTTAAGGCACTGGTTAATGACCCAAACAATCCGGTTTCTGCTGAAGATGCTTTAGCTTCAATTTTAGATGCTGCTATTCCTTCAGCACAAGCTAGTGAGTTAACGGGTAGCTCTCCAGCGGTTGATCCGAATAATATTAAAGACGCCGTTTACCGTCAAGATGAAAATGGTAAGTGGGGTGTTTATGTTCCGGATAATAATGGTGGTTTTCTTAACACTGGCGCGGTAGTATCTATTGGTGGCCAAGCCCCTACGGAGGGTGAACTAACTGGCGATAAGTTTGTTGTTCAAAATACTGACGAACAAGGTGTACCAAATATTTCAATGATGCCTTATTTTGGGGATCAGCAACCTGCATTAGAAGAGCAACAACCCGCATTTGGTGGGTCTACATCATCAAATCAAAATAACTTAACAGATACCAACCAAGGTCAAACCTCAGGCTCATTTGATTTTTCCTCGTTAATTCCTAGCAGTAACGCTTTTAACTGGGGAGCTATTTCAGATGCTATTGTACGTGGTGGTGCAAGTGGTTCAGGCGGTGCAAGCACTTCAGGTAATGCAAGTGGTTCGGGCAACATAGCTAATTTAGGTAGCGCAATTGTTGGCGCAGGCGGCACAGGCACAAACATTGGCAATACAGCAACAAATAGCACAGGTACTACTTCCTCAGATTTAAACGACCCATTTGGTGGTATTAAAAATTTACAAGCAGGATTGACAAATCGTATGGACTACACACTTTCTGGATTACCAACTACCGGTTTAAACGGTAATAGTAATATTCCGTCATTTGCTGGCGGTGGTGGCTTAATGAACCTTAGCAGCGACTTTGGTGGAACATATAACCCAGACGGTTCTTCACAATCGCTTACCTCCGGATCACTAAAACCTAGCCTAACCACCGCACAAATTAATTATATTCTTAGTGGAATGCCAGGTTCAAACGTTTCTATTCCAGGTAAAGCAGAAGGTGGAATGATTGAAGGTCACAACCCAACGTTTTACTCTGAGGGCGGACTAAGCTCAATGGAGAATCGTTATGTTGAAGGTGAAGGCGACGGAACAAGTGACTCAGTAGCTGCTATGCTTGCTAACGGTGAGTTTGTAATTCCAGCAGATGTAGTATCTAAAATTGGTAATGGTAGCAACGAGGCTGGCGCTGGTGTATTAGACCAGTTCTTGGTAGAAATTAGACAACATGCTAACTCTAACGGCACTGAATTGCCGCCAGAGAGCAAAGGCCCATTGGGTTATTTATTAGATGCAAAACGTAAGGTAAAGGCATAATCATGGCGGGCTTAAGTGATCTCATAACAAACCAAGCAACGCAGCAAACCACACTACCCCAGTGGTTTGATCAAGCACAGCAAAACGTTGTCAGCTCAGCTGGTCAGCAATTTGCCGCGGCGCCTACTCCCCAACAGACTGTTGCACAAAACGCTGTTAACCAGTTGTCTGGCCCAACAAACGCCTTTACCCAAGCAACCGGGACATTGCAAAACATTGCAGGTGGTGCGGCTAATCCTTGGATTACCAATGCAACAACTGGTCAAGTAACCCCAAACACTGATACAGCCTTAGGTGGTCTGTTTCAAGCTCAAAACCAACAGCTTCAACAAATGATGCCAAACGTTACCGCCCCAGTAACTGGTGCGAATGTGGCCTCTGGTAACTTTGGTAGCTTGCGTGGAAATACAGCTTACAATAAAGCAATAGGTGATGCCATTGCTCAAATGAACACAGCTCAAAACCAAGCAGCCCTTACAAATCAGGCAACCGGCGTAAACGCAGCGCAAGGCGCTGGTAATGTGGCTCAACAAGGTATTAACAACCTATTAACAACCGGCCAGTATCAACAAGCCTCTCCATTTACCAATGTATCTAACTACGGTAAAGTGTTGGGTGGTATTCAAGCTCCCGCAACAGTTAACAACCAAACACAACTGTCTCCATTAAATCAAATTGGCACCCTAGTAGATTTACTCGGTGGCAAAAGTGGCACTGGTGGTATTTTAGGTCCCGGAGGTGCCAATATTGGTGGACTAACTGGATTAACGTCTGGGGTTTCTAGTTTGCTTAAAAACCTTTTTGGTGGAAGTAGTGGGGGTGTCCCAGGAACAGGTGCGGGATATGAAGGAGACAATGGTGTTGACTACGGAACAAACCCGGGTATAGACCTAGGACTTGGTATGAGCGACTTACAACTTGATTATTTAAACGATGGATTAAATTATGGTGGTCAAGATTATTTAGATTCATTAAATGCCGCACAAGATATGGGCAACCAGTACGGCAACGACAATTCAGTTTGGTGGGAATAATAAGGTAAATTATGGCAACTCCAACTAAAGCACCTTTAGACATAGCATCAGGCGGTAAGTACTTAGGCCAAGACACTGGCATTTTAGAACAAATGCAAAAGCTAATTGCAGAGCGCGACGCTGAAAAGAACAGCCTATCGTCTACCATTTCTCGGGCATCTGCTTGGGGGTCTGGTGGCGTTAATGGTCCATCGGCTCAGTTAAATGAGTTAGATAAGCGCGCTGAAGAGGAAGACCTTACCACGTTTGGAATGAAGCAGCAGGTCGCTGCGTTTCAAAGGCAAAGAGAATTGGCTAAAAGGGCGCAGTCTGAAGTAATGAGTAATTTGGGTAGTGGGGCCCCCGGTGCCGGTGGTGGTTTTGGTACTCAATCTGGTGGTGTAGGAAACGTTCTTTCACTGCTAGACCCTTCGTTAAAACAACAGTATATGCAGTTATCTGCAACTGATCCTTTAGCGGCAAAAGAGTTTTTACGTAAACAATCCGAAGAGCTAAATAAGGTTGCAGTAAAAGAGCGTCTTGGTGCTTCTAACAATACAAAACAAAAGTATTGGATTCCTGGTCATGGTTACGAAGAGATGACTCCAAACGAGTACCTTGCGTTACCTGCCGAGCTTAAAGAAAAAATTGCGCAAGAGACATATAAGCGACTTGGTTACGTCCCTGGTGTAACTTCGGGCGCTTTTGCCGCAGGTGTTGCGCCAACTGGCCAAGCAGCGACGATTGCTAAACAAACTGGCGCCCCAATTATCAGTGGCGACCGCACTAACGTTAAGCAGCAAGAACTATATGACAATTGGATAGCCAATGGTCGTAAAGGTAATCCAGTTGCTCGCCCCGGCACAAGCAAACACGAAACTGGCAACGCGATTGATGTAGATATGAAACGCGCTACACCAGAACAAATTGCTGCGTTAAAGCAACAAGGCTTTATCCAACCAATGCCTGATAAAGACCCCAATCATTGGGAGTTAGCCTCCGCGGGTAATGCAATGCCTTTAACTGGTGCTAAAGCAGACGTTGCCACACCGGCAGCTCCTGCAGGTGTGTTTAATGAGATCAAGCCAATGCCAGAAATGCCAAAAGCGGCTCCCTTAACCCCTCCAACTATTAAAGATACATTCCCTGTTTTAGCTGGCGAAGAAAACCAAGCGGTGGCTACACCAACTGGAGCACCATCCGCAGCCCCTGCAGCACCAACGGCTCCTGTATCAGTTGTACCTACACCTGTAACCCAAGGTGCTGCTCAGTCATTCCCAGATCCAGAGCCAAAACAAGGCGACTTTAATAACTCTACAGAGTACGAAAACGCTTATAAAAACTGGGAAGCAAACCGCGACGCATTTATTGCAAATCAAAAAGAGCAATTTAAAAACGTTAGTAGTGAGTCTGCTAAAGCAAATGCTGACGTAATGAAAGAGTTTGTAAAAAACACTGATAGAACAAAAATTAACAATCGTTCACAATCAATTAACCGTCTTGAGGGTTGGTTAAATAAATACGGTGGAAATGAAAGGGTGATGGGGTTAATGTCACGCCCCGACCTTGGAAATGCAATCCTTAGCGCGATGCAACAAGGAATTGGCACTCCCATAGGTCCAATTGGGGTTCCGGGCATACAACGCATCGTTCAGTCAACATTAAAAGGACTGACTACCGACGAAGTTCAAGCAGTAGATAACTTAATGGCCATTATGGGTCCTCGCATTTTAGACATTGTTGAGCAAACCAAGGGAGCGTCATCTGATAAAGACTGGAACGCGTATGTTGCAATCGCTGGTAACTCAAACAGCGGATACGATTTCTTGAAAAAAGCAGCTGAGTACGATAAGGTATCTTTAAAAAGGGACGAATCTTATCGTGATTTATGGAATAAAGATTATGTCAGCGGTGGTAAAGGCTCAAACTACGGTTTATTTCAAGCCGATTCAAGGCTTAAACCACTTGACGACGAGTACAGAGAAGCTACTAATAGAATTGCAAACACGACCTTCAAGCCAAATAAGGTACCTCCTAGGCCAAAGGGTATGCCATCTAACGCAAAAGCGCAATATAGCCCGTCAACAAACTCTTTTTGGGTTGGTAACACAGAATATAAGGTGGAATAAATGGCCGAAAGCAAACGCCCCAATGATTTAATTGACGCAAACAGCGGCACATATTACTCCGCAGCCCCTAGCGCAAGGCCATCTGATTTAATTAATGTTGACCCTGAGTATGTTAGTAGCCAGGTAAATCCCTTAAACCAAGGAACGGCTATCGCTGGTGGTGTTGCTATGGGTAAGCCAGTGATTGAAAAGGTCCTTAATACTATTACTGGTAAAGGTGACGTCGCTGGCCGTAAAAGCATGGAGCGCTACTTAAAGAGTCAGTTAAACCATGAGTACCCCGGATTAACGTTAGAGGCACTTAAGAAGGAACTTGCTAAGGCAAAACAACCTAATGCTCGGGTATCTACTCAGCATGAAGTACAACAAGCCCTAAAAGCAATTGCAGGACAAAACCCAAGCGGTGCTCCCATTGATATTTCTCAGTACACAAAAACACCAAGGCCAACAACAATGGGTGGCAAAATAGCACAACCCTTTGGTGCGATTGGTAACGTAGTAGAAAGCATGTCGCCGCAGAGCACCAGTATGTTTTCTAAGGCAATTAGGGGAACTGGGCGTGGCGCCCTTGGCGCGGGATCTGCGTATAAAGCTACGGACGCCTATAATAAAGCACTTGAGGGTGATGTAGCCGGCGCTGCCGGTGATGCGTCTACGGCCGCAGGGCTTGGTTTAATGTTGTCTTCAAACCCAAAAACAAAAGGCATTGGCGCCGTAGCTGCCGGTGTTCCTTTCCTTGGTAACCTAATCGGTAATGCAAACGCTGAGCCTATGAGCCCAAATGACGCGGCGGGAACTGCGTTTGATGTTGCCACTGGTTTTGCCGGACCCCTTGGAATGTTAGTAAGTCCATCAACCTTGGGCGACGCCACATTGGACAGAAGAAAAAAAGGTGCATACCGCCAAGGTGATACCGGTGTTTTATCTGGTACACAACTTCCAGAAATGGCCGTCGGTGGCTCTGTTGACTTTGGTTCTTTAAGTGATTACTTAGAGATGTTAAAAAAGAAAGCAGAGCAATTAGGCCAACCACAACAGCAACCAATGCCGCAAATGGCCGAAGGGGGTCGTCCAAAACTTCCGGGAAAGCTGGGAAAGTTTCAAAAGTTAGTAGAAAACGCGTCAAACTTAAGTAAACGTGCAGTAGGTTCTTTTGACCCTCGTTTTGACAAACGAGTTGGTGAGATACCTAAATTGCAAAATACGGTTTTGCACAGCGAACAAAAGGGTGTTAAAGATGTTCCCCCAATCTATTTACCTGACTATGAGGGCCATCCTTTTATAACAAGTATTTCCGACCGTTCTTATGGTGGGGCTCAATTACAAGGCATAAACGATGTAATGTTCAATAACCCAGTTGACTTAACTGGTGGCAAACTTTACATGTACAACAACCCCGGTAAAGTTTGGGCCGCAGGTGATGTTCCTGCTGATAATATTATGCGGCAAGCTAGGGCTTTAAAAGATTTCACTGGCAAAGATCCGCTTTATGTTCCCTGGCAAATGGCCCCAACCGGCAGTGATTTTTCTCACATGACAGGACAGACCATGTTGGCTTACGCTGAGAGCGCTATGCCGAAGAGCGAAAAGAAACAACTGGACAAGTACCTTAAAAATATTATTCCAGGGTGGAAAGGCATTGACAATCCAGAAAGTATGAAGCAATTCTTAAGCGCACCTGCAGGAGTCCGAGGTGCTGTACAAGATTTGATGGATAAAAACTTTAGGGATTCCGGCGGTATTGGTATTGGTCAGGCAAGGTTAGCTATTGCAGACCCAGAGCAGTTAGTTGGAAGAGATGGTAGTGTATCCCACGTTGGTAGAATATTTGCTGATCAAGATCCAATTAGAAACACCGGCAACGCGTCCTACCCATCTGGAATTCCAGGTGAGGGCCTTGGAAAGATACCGGAGGATTTTAATATCTACCAATTGCTATCTAAGCAAGCAGAAAAGCGTGGTGTAGTAGATCCTGCAAATCCAACAAGACCAGACTTACGTTCTATTGAGGTGTTTCCATCATCTGGTGTACTAGATGAAAAAACATTAATGAACATGGGCTTTAAAAATGGCGGTTTGGTAGCTTTAGAGAATAAATAATGCCAAAGAAGATACCTAGCCAAGCTGAGATGAAAGCCGCTATTGAGGCTTTCAAAAAGCAATTTACTGGTGGGTTTTACCACGGTAGTCCGTCGAACAAGATTAAAGCGTTTGATCCAAGTAAAGGCGATCGGTCTTATCCAACTGAGGGTGTGACTTTTGTAACACGCGATTCAGATTTTGCAGATTCATTTTTAGGCATGAACCGAAAAGGTGAATATGAAAAAGGTTCGACGGTTTACCCCGTGAGTGTTAACATGGGCAAACATTTTGTCCCTGGTAGTCCTGAAGGTAAAACTGCAATTGGTGAATTTGTAAAAAGTTTGCCGAATGATTTAGATGCTGCAATGTCTGCAGAAAAACGTGCAAGGCTTTTAGAATCCGGAGCTTGGGATGTTATGGAAGACCCTCGCTTTTTAGATTACTTAAAAAACACAAACCATGATAGCTTTACTGTTATGGAGGGTGGTATTCCTAACGTTGGTATCTTTGACCCTAAAAACATTCGCGGTAAGTTTGCTAAGTTCAACCCAGAAGACGCCGAGTCCACAGACTTTATGAAGGCCGAGGGTGGTCCAGTTCACATGGCCGATGGTAAGAGCGTCATGTCAGACATCTACAAAAACATTGTGCCAGCTCAAATGCGCACATTTGGTGAAACGTTAATGGGTGATAGGTCTCCCATAACAGAAAAAAACTTTACCGCAGATGAGCTTGATAAAATACGTGCGGCGGTTATACAAAGCCGTGAAAGACAAGACTCACGCCCCATATACCATTACGTTAATAATAAGTTAACACCCATTCCTACAGACTACGATCCAACCGTTGGTTATCGTGACTACAATTTGGAAGGCGGTACAGATAGCCGTAATGATTTTAGCGTTGGGCACGACGCTGCAATTAGAAATACCTTAGGTAAATTTAGCTATAAAAAATCACCTGAGGGTAATCTGATTGCTAAAGATAGTTATGACTTTAAAGACGATCTGGTAAAGCAAGAGGGAGTGCGCCGTAGCGCCGAGTATGAGGGCATGAGCCCACTGCAAAAGATTAGCACTCTGATATCAGACACAATGGACCCAAGGGGTTCAATAAACACACTACCCAGCAGAGTTGGAAGTGCGTTTATTGGCGCCAAGGGAAGACCGGTTGAAATCAATTTAGGCAAGGCCCCATTTAACGAAGGCGGCCCCGTGGGTTACGCTCCCGGTGGTAAGGTTGGTGCAATAGAAGCCTTAGCAAAAAAACTATTGCCCCTTGCTGAGCGTGAAGCCAACAAGGCTAAGTTTTTAGAAAACAGTGCAGTTAAAGATCGTTTATACCATGGCACTACGGATGATATATCAGCATTTGATCCGTCAACTGCAACTAAAAAAACTGGTAATGTAACATCACACTTTGGAACTTTTTTATCGGATGATCCCGCAGAGGCAAGTCGCTACGCTGAACTATGGGGAACAAAAGGTGGTAACGTAATGCCTGTTCATGCTCAACTACAAAACCCATATATGATGCCGTATAAAGAGATGGATAAGTACGCTATGGGTGCTTGGAATCGAAGGATGGCTGAACCCGGATATGATCCTAAATCAGTTGTAAAAGTTGGTGATATGGACGCACAAAGAAAAGCCGCTGAAGCATACGAAAAGCATACTCAAGCGGCTATACAAGATGTGCTAAATCGCAAACAAGAACTAATTGGTTTGGGTCACGATGGAATTATTGCTAATATTGGCGGTAAGCGTGAAATCATTCCATTTGATTCAAAAAAAATCAAATCCGCCATTGGCAACACCGGAACCTATAACCCATTAGATCCCGACATTACCAAAAAAGAAGGGGGTCCTGTTGGATACGCGCCCGGCGGTCTTATCAAAGGTGCGTTGTCTTTGTTTAAAGGCAAAGCGGATGACGTAACTTCTAAATACCATCCTCAAGTTCAAAAAGCATTAGCTGAAGGACGGATTGACCCAGCTGACGCACAGTGGATGAGCGACTACGCTCACACCCCCGGAAATTCACAAGTTGAAACTGGTACTGGTGCGTGGAAAGACCAGTCTGAAAGAATGCAAAACTTTGCAAACAGAATCAAATCCGGAGAAGTTAAAACTCCTCCGGGCTGGGAAAAGTAATCACTTACGGTAACGCTTGCCGTGCCAACCCTCCGCCGCAAGAGGAAAGTCGGGAGCCCACGTTGGTGGCGTTGTCATAATACTGATAACGTCGACTAACGCGGACTCCGCGCTTTGTTCTTCAACTAGGAGTAGCACCTCATCATGGATACTGTTGATCACCTCGTAACCGGATTTCTCAAGGTTAATCATAGCCACGGCAAGACAATCCCTGGCGGTACCCTGTACAGCGGATTGAAAAATACTACTACCAATCAAAGCGTTTCTACTCCACTGCCGAGTGTAGGTGTTCTGGCTGTGCACAGTAACACCGAGCTTTTGAGCACCCCATGGTGTGGTGAGCAGCTCGAGCTCTGGCCTTTGCCAACAGATAAGGCGGCTTGATGGGAGTTGCATCCATAAAGCCTGTTTCACCGACTTTATCTTTATCTTCTGACCTGCGGCAAATGTGGTTCCGGGATTCTGCACGGCGTCAATTACAGCGTTCTCACACAAAGCCCAAAGAGCTTTCACCTTTGCGTACGACACCCTGTAGTTATCCACCGCATTCTTTGCTTGTGTCTCTGTTAGCTTAACCCCCATCCCCTCCGCGTACTTAACTAAACCCTTAGCACCCTGGCCAAACATCGCGCCCAAAACGGCCGACTTGGCTATTTGTCTTTGTTCTTTTGTGACTTCTTCGTAGGAAACTTTGTACAAACTGGTGGATGCGAAGGCTTTGTATTCATCCAGTCCTTTCCGAAAGAGGTCCACCTTGTCGGTTTGTCCCGCGAGCCAAACCCCAACTCGGTTTTCAATTGAGCTAAAATCCACGTCAACGAAGGTCTTG